CTACGACTACGGCGCCGCAGACGAACGCTTCATCGAAGACCTGACGACATGGAAGGCCGACCAGACCGTCTCTCAACGGCTGGCGCAGGTTGACAGTCAACGGGCCACCCGAGAGGCGGTTCAATCGTTCGAGGCCCGCAACAAGGCCCTATTCCCCGAGGGAGAACCCGAAGGGCTCGCCGCTTTCCGGCGCATCCAGGAAGTACCACGCGCAATCCAAGACGTGCTCTTGGCGTCCGACATCGGACCCAAGCTCGCCGAACACCTAGGCGACAACCCGCGAGAACTCGACCGCCTGTCGGCTATGCCGCCCCATTTGCAGGCTTACGAACTCGCCAAGGTCGAGGCCCGGCTTTCACGCCCGGCCGCGCCCGTCGCCAAAACCGCCACCGAAGCTCCCGAGCCTGCGCCTCAAGCCCGAGGCGTCGGAGGCAAGTTCAAGGTCGCCCCCGATACCAGCGACTTTGCAGCCTTCGACAAGGCTTACTGAGCCGAGGTTTCCCCAACGCCAGCGTCGCGATGACGCCGGCCCTCCCAGCGCCGCCAAGCGGCCCGAAGGAACCCTGAAATGGCTAACGCCCTCCTGTCTCCGAAGGTGTACGCTAACACCTTCCTCAAGCTGATGAAGAACAGCGTCGTTCTTCCGAAGCTGGTGTCCTCCGAGTATAAGGACATTGTGGTCAACCCGATCTCTAAGGGTGGCCAGCGCAACGGCTCGACCGTCTACATCAAGCGCGTCCCGCAGTTCACCGTTCGCGATGGCGCCGTCGCCTCCGTGCAAGACGTGGTCGAGGGCGAAATCGCCGTCACCATCGACAAGCAAAAGGGCGTGGACGTCGAGTTCACCTCGCTCGAAGAGACCCTGACCGTCGATTCCCTGCTTCAGTCCAAGATCATGCAGGCGAAGGCGTCGGCCCTGGCCAACCAGATCGACCAGGATCTCCACGCCGAAACCCGCAAGTTCTACAACTGGGTCGGCACCCCCGGCCAGACGATCAACTCCTATTCGGACCTGACCCTGGGTCCGCAACGCCTGGACGAGATCGGCGTCGAGTCGGACGGTCGTATCGGCCTCCTGCACCCGGCCGATGCGTGGGCCATGCTCGGCTCGATCTCGGCCCTGACCGCCCAGACCAAGGAAGCCACCGACGCGCTGACCCGCGCCAAGCTTCCGATGATGGGCAATATCGACTGGTACTCGACCCAGAACGCGGGAACGGTCACGACCGGCTCGCGCGACGGCAACGCCCTGATCGACGGCGCCAACCAGAACGTCACCTACGCTTCGGTTAAGGACGGCAACTGGACCCAGACGCTCACCATCGACACGGTGGGCAACGCCAAGACCGTCACGGCGGGCGAGGTGTTCACCATCGCCAACGTGTTCGCGATCAACCCGCTTACCAAGGCTCGGCTGCCCTACCTGCAGCAGTTCACGGTTATCACCGGGGGCACTTCGGTCGCTACCGCCACGGCCGGCGATCAGAACCTGTCGCTGACCATCAGCCCCCCGATCATCAGCTCGGGCGCGTTCCAGACTGTCGCCTGCGGCGGCACGTCTTCGACCGCTCCCGACGATGACGCGGCCATCCAGTGGATGGGGTCGGACACCGAAACCGACACCGACCTGACCACCTACCGCTACGGCACCATCTTCCGCCCGGAGGCCATCGCCCTCGTGTCGGCCAAGCTGGTCATGCCGTACTCGGGTGAGGCGGACTACGCCACCGACCCGGAAACCGGCCTGACTGTCCGCTACTGGCGGACCTCGGACGGGACCAACGACACCCACCTCCACCGCTTCGACGTGGTGTACGGGACGAAGATGGTCGATCCGCGCCGTGGCTCCCGCATCAGCGGCACCGCCTAAGGGCTCTCCCCAACTGGCCGGGCTCTGACGGGTCCGGCCGTTTCTTTTCAGAGAAAGATCGAAACATGCCTGTAGAAGTTGTGGGCCGCAGCCCTCTGGACGGCGTGACGCTGGGCCAGGCTGGCGGTAAGGCGTCGGTGTTTGGCGCTACTCCGGTTTCCCAGCGCGCGTCGGCCATCCAAGCCACGTCGCTGACCTCCGCGTCGTCTTACATGACGATCAATACGAACGTCGCGGCTCTCCTCCACGAGATCACCCTTACCCTCACCGGTCTGGGCGTGTGGAAGGGAAGCGCCTAACTCATGCCATCGGTCCTCCACGTCGGTTGCGGGTTTGAATCCCTTCCGGCGTGGTTGGCTGGCTGTGAGGAAGTGCGGCTCGACATAGACCCGCGCTGCGATCCCGACATTGTCGCCAGCCTTACCGATCTTGGCGAGATTGGCCCGTTCGACATGGTGTTTTCCAGCCATTGCCTGGAGCACCTGTCACCCCACGAAGTCCCCGTCGCCCTCGCGGAGTTCCACCGCGTTCTGAAGCCGGGCGGTAGCGTGGTCGCGTTCGTGCCGGATCTGGAGGGCGTCGAGCCAACCGAGGCGGTGCTGTTTAAATCTGCGGCAGGCCCGATCACAGGGATGGATCTGTTCTACGGCTTACGCAGCGCCCTGAAGGTTCAACCCTACATGGCGCACAGGACGGGCTTCGTTCGCGACACCCTGAAGGCCGCGCTGGAGGGTGCGGGATTCGCACAGTCCGAGGCTGTGCGCCTGAGTTGCTACAATCTGATGGGGGCCGCGCGCAAATGAGTGAGCCTGTCCGCGTGGCGTTCTGCGTCCCGACAGTGACCCGCCCGCACCAGGCCATGCTTGACGCGCTCGAAGCGGCCATCCCCGCCCTGGACGCGGCCGGCTTCCATCATCAGGTCGTGTGGGAAGTTGGATGCCCATACATAAGTTCGGCCCGCGCGACGATGCTTCGCAAGGCGCTCGACGCCAAGGCCGATGTGATCGTGTTTATCGACCACGACGTGAGCTTCCGCCCCGAAGACCTTGTCCGGCTGATCCAGACCGAGGGCGATGTGGTCGCCGGGCTTTACCGCTTCAAGGTGGAAGCCGAGGAGTACATGGGCGGGCTTGAGACCCTGGCGGACGGCCTGCCGATCGTTCGGGATGACGGCTGCATAAAGGCGGTGCGCGTCCCTGCCGGCTTCCTCAAGATCACGGCGATGGCCGTTCATCGGTTTATCAAGGCTTACCCTCACCTGACGTTCGGGCCGTCCTACAGCCCATCGGTGGACCTGTTCAATCACGGCGCTCACGAGGGCGCCTGGTACGGCGAGGACTACGCCTTCAGCCGCAATTGGCTGGCTCAGGGCGGCGAGATTTGGGTCGTTCCTGATCTCGACCTCACCCACCACACAGGCGCGAAGCCCTACCCCGGAAATTATTTCAACTTCCTACGTCGCCAACCGGGCGGCGATCTGGAGGGCAAATGACAACTTCGACCTGGACCGAATGGCCCCGCTGGATCGGCCACCCGGTCACTGGACAATGGCGCGTGTTCAACGCCCTGGCCGACGTGCCGGAGGAGTGGATCAAGGCGCCCGAGCCCACCCCGCTGCACCCGCTTGACCATGACGGCGACGGCAGGCCCGGAGGCTCCAAGCCCCGCGCGCGGAGGGCTAAATGACCACTTGCCGGGTTCTGACCAAGCGCAGCCTGCGGATGCTGGGCGTACTGGCGTCTGGAGAGGACGCCGACGCATCCGACGCATCCGACGCCCTGGAGGCGTTGCAGTCGATGCTCCTGTCGCTGCCCGGCATGTGGTGGACCGACGTGGAGACCGACGAGGACTACACCGCTGAGGAGAACGAGCGCATCCGGGTCAACAGCAATAGCGCGGTGACGGTCACGATCCCGGTCGTGGTCGGCTCGGAGGAGAAGGTTCTGACCTGCTGCGGTCAGACCATCCTTAAGTGCGAAGGCTATGACGACCGGGCTCCGAAAGACGGGGCGCGGGTTCAGGTGACGGACACCAACAGCAACGCGGCGCTGACCTACTATTACTGCGCCGACGTGGCGGCCTGGATGCCGGTTGAAAGCCTGACGCTTAACAGCGAGGTCCCGCTGAACGCGGACATGATCGACGGCCTTGCCGCGATGCTGGCGGTCCGTCTCGCGCCCGAGTACGGCGTGGAGCTGTCGCCGGTCGTAGTTGGGCTCGCTGGTGAGGCCCGAACGAAGATGCGGGCGCGATATGGCCGCAGGGCCAACTTCGCCGCCGATGCCGCCATGCTGGGGCCTAGCCGATGGTCAGTGTAGTCGTCGCGGGCGGCGGGGCCTCCACGGCTGAGGTGGAGCTTCCGGCCAGCGTAGGCCCCACGGGCGCCACGGGCGCAACGGGTCCGGCCAACAGCCTCTCCATCGGCACGGTCACGACCGGCGCGGCGGGTTCCTCCGCTGACGCCGAGATAACCGGGTCCGCTCCGACCCAGACGCTCAACCTGACCATCCCCACCGGGGCGACTGGAGCCACAGGCGCGACGGGAGCCACTGGAGCCACAGGCGCGACCGGAGATCCAGGCCCGCAGGGTCCGGCGGGAACGGGAGATGTGGTCGGTCCCGCCTCCGCCACCGATGGCGTGCCCGCCCTGTTCGACACCACGACCGGCAAGCTGCTCAAGAACAGCACGCCGACCGGCACGGGCAATCCGGTGCTGGCCACGTCGCCCACGCTGGTCACGCCCGCCCTCGGAACGCCAGCGTCCGGCGTGCTGACCAACTGCACCGGTCTCCCGGTTGCGGGCGGCGGCACCGGAGCGGCGACGTTCACCGATGCGGGCGTGCTGATCGGCAACGGGACTGGCGCGATACAGGTCACGTCTGCGGGGACCGCCGGCCAGGTGCTGACCTCCAACGGCGCGGGCGTCGATCCGACATTCCAGGCTGCGGGGGGGGCCACGGCCACCCAGGTCATCCTCACCTACCAGACGGCGGCCGCATCGGGCTCGACATCGTATGCGACTGCCGCATGGCGCCAAATCCCCATCAACACCGAAGTCCGCGACGACGGCGGCTTGGTGTCGATCTCGGGCGGGCAGGTGACGTTTGCGGCGGGGACGTGGGAGCTTTCGTCGATTATGGCTCTTTCACAAAACAACGTGGCGAACGCGCAAGCAATGTCGCGCCTGTACGACATAACAAACGCCGCCGCGATTGCTTACGGGCTTGTAACTTCCGTCGCCTACGACGGCACGGATGGCGAACGAGATGGCACAGTATCAGCAGTTCCCATGACCGTTGTTACATTCGCCGGCTCAACCGTGGTTGAATTGCAGGTCCAGGGCACGACTACGCTTTACAACTCGTCCGCCGGTCCGAATTTCTCCGTGGATAATATCTGGGCCTTCCTCGTGGGAAAGAAAATCTCATGATGATCCTTGTAGAGCCCGGCCCGCTTCCGCAGCGTATCGACTCCGTGTCCTACACCGACGACCCGGACACCTTCGGATCTGGCCATGGGATGCAGGTGTTCGAGGTCCCCGAGGGCGTGCCGGTCTGCGGCGGGCAGTTGTGGACCGGGACCGAGGCCGTCAACCCGCCCGCGACGTTCTCAGAGCTGAAGGCCGCCAAGCGCGCCGCGGCCGTCGCGGAATACACCGCCCGCATGGCCGTGGGCTTCCCGCTCGGGAACGGCGACACCCTGCAGGTTCGCGACTCCGACAAGGCCAACTGGCTGACGCTGAAGGACGTGTGCGACGACGCCATTGCGGCGGGGGGTGGGGGCCAACCCTGCGCCATGCCGCCGCGCACGACGAACAACGCTTACGTCACCGGCACCTACGCGGAGACCAAGGCGCTGCTGCAGAACCTCCGCTCCTGGGGCGGGGCGATGATGGCCCGGCTGTTCGTGCTCAAAGACGCGGTGGATACGGCTGCGGACCAAGCCGCGCTTGACGCCATCGACGTAACGACCGGCTGGCCGTGAGGCGCTACCTCCTGAACCTCGCCATCGCCTGGGATCAGCTTCTGAACGCCCACCTCTGGGGCCATCCCGACGAAACGATTAGTTCCCGCCTCTATCGCGCCAAGCTGGCCGGGAAGTGGTGGGGCAAGGCGGGGGTCGCCATTGTTGACGCGATATTCCGCATGATCGGCCAGACCGACCACTGCGCCAAGAGCTACGAGGGGGACGGATGCAACTAGACTTCGCCCCGTTCAGTTATGGCAGGCCTGGCTATGGGCTGTCGGAGGCCCGGCAGGTCAACATGTACATCGAGCCCGCGCCCCCGGCTGAGTTGGCGCGCACGGCCCGGCTTCCCCGCCCCGGACTGGTCGAAACCCGCCAAGTCGGCACAGGCCCGGTCAACGCCATTTACCGGGGAGCCGATGTGTTCCTGGGCGACGTGTTCCAGGTCTCGGGAACCGGCGTCTACCGCAACTCGACCCTGCTTGGCTCGGTCCCGCTCGGAACCTTCGCCTCGATAGCCGCCTCGGACGCCCAGATTGTGTTCGTTCAGGGCGGGGAGGCGTGGTGCTACAACGGAACAACCTTCGTCCAGATCGCCATCCCCGACAACAAGTCGGTCGTGGCGGTGCTGTACATCGGCGCGCGGTTCTACTTCCTGATCCTGGAAGACGACGAGTGGTACTTCAGCGACATTGACGACGCGACCACGATTGACGGGCTGGCCTTCGCCACCGCCGACAGCGCACCGGACGCCAGCGTCAACGGGGCCATCGTGGGCGATCAGATCGCCTTCATCGGCCGCCAGACGGTCGAGTTCTGGACCCAGACCGGCGATCAGGACGCCCCCCTGATCCGCTCGCTCAACAGCAAGTACGACAAGGGCTGCACGGCGGCGGCCTCGGTCGCCTCAATCGATAACCGGCTGTTCTGGGTGGGCTACGACCCGGAAACCGGAGGGGTGAAGGTCTACACGACCGGCGACGCGGCGCAGAAGGTCTCCAGCCCGAGCGTGGACGCCCTGCTGGCCAAGTGCGCGACCCCGGAGGACTGCACCGCGTTCGCCGCCTCATTCGATGGCCACGACTTCTATGTGTTGAACATTCCCGGCCTGGGGACGTGGGCCTACCAGATCGAGATCGGCGACCCGGTGTTCGCCTGGGCGCAGTGGTCATCCTGGGAGGAAGACACCTTCCGGGTCCGGTGCGGGGCGGGCGGCTACTTCGGGGACAGCCTGTCGGGCCGGGTGTTCACGTTCGACAATGACACGTTCACCGATGACGGCGACCCCATCGAGCGGGTTGTATCGGCGTCAGCCCGGCGAGACATCTGCCACTCCATCGAGTTAGAGGGCGCGGTCGGCATCGGCCCGGTTGACGGGACGATCCCCTATGTGGACCTGCGTTACAGCGACGACCGGAGCCGTTCCTGGAGCGACTGGCGCACGCGGTCGCTGGGGGCGGTGGGCGACTACGACCTGCGGGTTCGCTGGACCCGGCTGGGCCTCATAAAGAACTTCCGGGTGTTCGAGGTCCGCTCGACCGCCGATGCGCGGGTGGTGTTCTCAACGCTTCGGATGAACGAGCGATGAGCAAGCCCATCCCGAAAGAGCCGATGTCCGAAGGGATGCGGCAGTTCCTCCAGGACACCACGGAGAGCCTGGGCTTTCCCTACGAGATCAAGCTGGTCCGCGTCACCGATACCGCCGTCATCATTCGGATGAAGGGCGCTGACGGCGTGTGGCGCGACTCCTCCAACATCACCCTGAGCTAGAGGTTTCCATGCACTGGAAAGACCCGCCCCGCCTGAGGGATCAGGACGGGATCGCTACCATTGCGTTCGCCGCCCTGGCTCCGATCATCGGCGCAGTCGGCGGCGCGCTGATCAACAAGAGCGCGACCAACAAGGCGACCGACGCCGCCACGGCGGCCACGACGGCGAACAACGCCCTCCAGCGTGAGCAGTACGCCCAGAACAGCGCCACGCTTCGCCCCTACATCGACGCGGGCGTGGGCGCGACCGGCGCGCTCAACCGCCAGCTCGGGATCAGCGGCGGACAGGGTAGCGCGGGGCAAAGCGGCCAGGGCGGTCAGGATTGGGCCGCGTACCTGGAGGCCAACCCCGACGTGGCCGCCGAGTTCCAGCAGGAAATGCAGAGCGGCACGCTGGCGGGGATGGGCATCTCAACGCCCGAGCAGTTCGCCCAGTGGCACTACCAGAACTACGGCCAGGCAGAGGGCCGCCAAGCGCCCGAGACGGTGCAAGCCCAAGCCCAGCCGGCCGCGCCCGATGGCTCCAGCTACGGCCCGCAGGTGGGCCAGCGCCAGACCTTCACCCGCACCGATGCGGGGCCGACGCCGACATTCAACCGGCCGACCGATACTGCCCGGCCCGCATACACCCGCCCGACCGACGCCGGATTTAAGTTCGGCATGGACGAATATGTCCAGACGCCCGGCTTCAATTTCCAGCAGGAAAGGGGCATGGGAGCCCTCAAAAGCGACAAGACCTTCAACGGTCTTCTGCGCTCGGGCGCGGCGCTCAAGGGCGCGCTGGACTTCTCGCAGAACCTCGCGATGCGGGACTTCACCGGGGAGCGGGCCTTCGCTTACGGCCAGTTCTCCGACGACCGCAACCGTCAGGACAACATCTTCTCCCAGGACCGGGCCTATGGGACCGGGGCGTTCGAAGCGGATCGCGCCCGCCAGGACGGCAACTTCGAATCCGACCGGGGCTATGGGGCCGATATGTTCCTGGCCAATCGGTCCAGGAATGACAACATCTTCTCCCAGGACCGGGCCTACGGGACCGGGATTTACGACGCCGACCGGGGCTACGCGACCGACCGCTTCGACACCCGGACCAACAACCTCCTGAGCGTGTCGAACCAAGGCTTAAGTGGCGCAAATGCGCTCGCGGGCGTGTCCACGAACTACGTCAACGGCGTAAGCGGCAACAATAACACCCAGGCCGGGATAACCGCCAACGCGGCGTTGGCCGGGGCCGGGAGCACCAACGCCCTGATCGGGGACGCGATGTACGCCTTCGGGCGGCGCGGATCGAGCTACGGCGCCCAGCCCAATGTGCTCAGCGGGAGCGGATCGTATTACGCAGGCTATGGCGGGGCGCGCGGCTAATGGCAATCAGCATCGACTGGAACCTCCTGAAGCCCGCCAACGCGCTCTCTAACTACGCGCAGGGTCGGGACGATATGACCCGAAACGCCCTGGCCATGCGCCAGGAGGAGCGCCAGGTAGCCAGCGACCGCCGGCAGGTCGATCAGGACGCCTACCAGCGCCAGCGCGACACCCGCACCGATGCACGGGCCGATGAGCGATGGGCGATGGAAAAGCCCGCCATGCAGGCCAAGGTAGACGACGCCGAACTCCAGCGCACCTACCAAGTGCTGAAGGGCATCACCAGCCCGGAGGCGTTCGCCAGCGCCGCCCGCGACCCCTATGCGCTGAAGGTCATCCCCGACCTTGCACAGCAGCGGTTCGAGGACGTGACGGCCATGCGCGAGCGGCTGGGGGCGATGTTCTCCGAGCCCGCCGAGTACGGCTTCCAAAACACGACGGATGGCGTGGTCCGCACCGATCCTCGCACCGGCAAGGTCGAGATGGGCTATGCCGTCACGCCCCGGCCCGACGCCCCGAATTGGGAGGAGGTGACGGACGCGGATGGCTCTACCCGGTTTATCGAACTGCCCGGCCGCCCCACGCAACAGCCAAACCCCGCAGCCCCACAAGGCCAGTCCGCGCCGGGCGGCTTTGACGCTGTCTATGACGGCTTTGTCGCGCCCCAGGAGGGCGGCTACACGTCATCGGACGGTAACGGCTCGCCCGCTAACTTTGGCATCAACCAGGGCGCCAATCCCGACATCGACGTGAAGTCGCTGACCCCGGATCGCGCCCGCGACATCTACAAGCAACGCTATTGGGGGCCGAGTGGGGCCGAGAGCCTGCCGGCTCCGCTGCAAGCCGTCCACTTCGACACCGCCGTCAACATGGGCGTCGGCGCGGCCAAGCAACTGCTAGACCAGTCTGGCGGCGATCCGCGGAAGTACCTGCAACTCCGCGAGGCCCGCTATCGGTCGATAGCGCAGAGCAACCCCAGCCGCGCGCCCGCGCTCCCGACATGGCTGCGGCGCAATCAGCAGCTCGGAGAGTTCATCGGCGGCGGCGGCCAGGAGGCGCTCGCTGGCGGCGGCGGCCCCGCTCCGCTCCGCTCCATCCCTGGAAGCGCGCCCAAGCCGTCAGACCGTTGGGAAGATTTGCCCGGCGGGGGCCAGCGGAACACGCGCACAAATGAGATAAAGGGCGTCCCGTCCGCAGCGGAAAAGGCCCCAACGGTGGACGAGGGCTCGGCCGCAAAGTTCTCGTATCGGATGTTTGGCGCTAACGATACGATGAACACCCTTGTTGATCAGGGTATAATCAGGCCCACAGTCGGAATAAAGATTACCGAAGAAAACGGGATCGCTCGTCTTGTGGCAGAGAACCCCAAAGACGCGCTTTACATGCAGGCGGCGAACGAATGGATCATGGCCAAGTTGCGCCGTGAATCAGGGGCCGCCATCGGCACGCAGGAACTGGCCAACGAATATCGCACCTACTTTGCCGAGCCGCAGGACAGCGTCCAGCTCATCCGGCAAAAGGCGGAAGCTCGCCGCCGGGCGATGGTCAGTGAACTCCAGCAAGGGCGCCGGGCTTACGAGCGCACCTATGGTCCGATCCCGCGCTCCGTTGAAACGCGAGTTCCGAAGCTTCAGTCGGGCCGCAGCGCGCCTCCGTCCGGCTGGAAGGCCAGCAATGGCTACATGGTGAGTGAATGAAAACCTTCACGGTTAAGGCGCTAGACGGCCGGACCCTCAAGGTCCAGGGCAACGACCGCGAAGGCGCGGCCAAGGCTGCCGAGGAGTACGTTCGCGCCAATCCGCTGCGCGGCCGACAGGCGGCCGACGCGGACGCTCGCCGCCGTGTGGCCAGCGCACCCGGTCAGGTTCGCGCCGTCAACAAGGGCGCAACCTTCGGGTTCGCTGATGAGATAGACGCGGCGGGTGCGGCCCTGGAAACCGGCGTCGGAAACGTGTTCAAGCGCGCCTCCGGTCAGGAGCCCAGTTACGGGATGCGCGACGCTTTCGGCGCGGTGATGGACGCCAACGCCGAAGCCGACGCGCGTTTCGCCCGAGAGAAGCCGGTACAGAACCTTGGGCTTCAAATCGGCGGCGGCATGGCCGGCGTTGGCGTGGCCGCTGGTGCGCGCTTCGTGGGCCGGGCTCGGGGCCTAGTAGACGCCACACTCCGCAGCGGCGGCCTGGGCGCTGTCACGGGGGCGGTTGCGGGGGCGGGCAACTCGCGCGGCGACATCGTCGAGCGCGGCAAGGGTGCGGCCAAGGGCGCGGCTGTCGGAGCCGTGGTCGGCGCTGCGGTTCCGTCTGTGGCGCGGGCCGCTCAGACGGTCGGGCGCGCGGCCAACGCTGCTGTCGGCCAGCCGTTCGGCGGGGCCAACCGGGGCGCGGTGGCGCGGCTACGCGAGGCGCTGCAACAGGACGGCCTCACCTCGGAACAAATCAATCAGACCGTCCAGCAATGGCGCCAGAGCGGCGTTACGCCCGAGTTCCTGAACGTGGCGGGCGAGAACACCCGCGCCCTAGTGAGAGCGGCCGGGAGCCAGTCAGGGCCAGCGCGCAACGCCGCCCAAAGTTACCGGGACACCACGGTCGCCAGCATCCCCAACCGGGCCATCGAGAGGGCGAACGCTCTCACGCCGGGCGAGACGCGGACACCCGCCCAATTCATTCAGAACACCCGCGTTCAGCGCCGCACCGCAGCCAACGCCAGCTACGCCGCCCCCGACGCCGCGCCCGTCGATATCACGGGGGAGATGGCCGAGGCGATGCGGGGCAACACCGGACGCGCGGCTATTGCAGAGGCTCGCCGCGTTGCTGAAATCAACGGCGACCTCAATGTCCTGAATGAACTCGACCAACTGCCGGATGGCGACCTGTCCAGCTTTCCGCAGATGACCGGGCGCACACTGGAAGCGGTTCGCCGCGCCTTTCGCGACATGGGCCGCCGTGAAGCCGCCGGCACAGGTCCGACCGGCGCTTCTAGAGGCTACAGCAACCGCGTGGACCAAATGGACACCGGCCTCGATGCACTGTTCGCCCAGCCCCGCGCACAGTACGCGGCGCAGACGCGGGCCATGGAAGTCGCGGAGGACGCGCCCAACGTGCTTGGGCCACGAAGCGAGTTCGCCCCGGCCATGGATGAACTTGCCCCCAACGCCCTAGCGGTCGATGGCGCGCGGATCGCCAACCGACAAGGGCTCCGCGACTACTTCGGCACCCGCGATCAGGTGCGCGGGCGTCTCGCTGACATCGACGCCGCCCCCGACGTTCGCGGCAACCTAAATCAGCTTTACGGGGAGCGGGGGGATCAGTTCGCCGACGCCGCTGGCAATTTGGTCCGCAAGCAGGATCAGGCCAACTTCATCGCCCCGAACACCGGCTCGCAGACCCAGCTGCGCGGCCAGGACGCGGAGGGCGCGTTCGGGTTCTTCTCTAACGCAATGGAGGTTCTCGGCGGCTCACTTCGCCCGCTCGTCCAGCGCATGGCGCGCGGCCTGACCATGACCGAGGCCGAGCGCAATGTTCTCGTTCAGCTTGGCATCGGGTCGCCGGAGGAGGCGCTAAGGGCGCTTGCCGCACCAGCCCCCGTTGGCAGGCTTGGGGGTGCGGTCAGCGGTCGCTTGGGTGTCGCGGTTCCGGCCGTCACCAGTTCGGGAACAGCAGGTCGCTGACCCAATGGGCGAACATCGTCACCGGGATCATTAGCCCGACGAACACCGCCACATAGACGATCCGGGCGACCCAGCCCCATTCGAACCACTCAGGCGGCGTCAGCAGCCGTATCAATTCGCGCATTCCCCACACTAACACACCCCGCACCCAGCGGGAAGGAGCCCGCATGGCCGGCAGAATCCTCGGTCCCTGGAACCCCGCGCTTGACGCGGACGGCGAGCCCATTTCCGGCTCGACCATCGAGTTCTTTTCCAACGGCACGCTGACGGCGAAAGCCGCCTACGCATCGGCCGCTGACGCTAACGCGGCGACCAACCCGATCACCTCGCAGACCGCAGACGCAGCGGGCCGGTTCGACCCCGCCTTCGGACCTGACGACCAGAAATACCGCGTTCGGTGGAAGGACGCCGCCGGCTCGACCATTGAGACCTACGACGATGTGGAGGTTCAGGGCGAGACCGAGGGGCAGTCTTACGACTTCGACAGTGACGGCCGCTACCGTGTGTTCGGCGCGGGCGGCAAGGTCCAGATCGAGACGGGCGACCCGACCGGCGACAATACCGGCGGTGATGCTCGGATGGGCGGCTGGGATTCGACCCAGGGGACCACGTTCGTCCTCGACTTCGCTGACGTGGACGTGACCGGCGGCCTGGACGTGGTTGGCAACGTGACCGAGGGCGGCTACCGGCTGGCCCGCGTTCTGGTCGATAGCGGCTCGGAGACGACCCAGGCCAGCGTGGACATCACGCTCCCGGCGACGTTCGAGGAGTACGAGCTGATCCTGAGCGAAGTGCAGCTCGACACCGACCGCTCAATACTAGCCTGCCGGGCGGGCTTCGGCGCTGGCCCGACGTTCCAGACCAGCAGCAACTATTATTCGACCTATGTTTACGACGCCGTGCCGCTCGCCACATCTATCGGGCTCGTCATTCCGCTGACCCACCAGATGGACGTGCCGCAGGTCAAGACCGTGCTCCGCTATCGGATCAGAACCGACGCCATGAGCATCGAGGGCGGCGGACACTACCAGGGCGACATCGGGGCCGGGGCGGTGCAAACCATCGTCCAGGCGGCGGGCAAGTGGTCGAACAACACCGCCAAGGCCACAGCCATCCGGTTGCTTGCGGCGATCAGTTCGACCAACGCCACGGCGGCCGGAAACGTCGCCTTTGATTGGGAACTCTACGGCATTTCGACCTAACGCAATGTCCCGTAACGACCGACGCGCGCTCTGTGCGAGCGTGTTCCTGTGCGTGCTTATGGCGCTGGTGTTCCTTACGGGCTAGCGCGTCCCCTCCACCAAAATCTGAGGCTGACCCATGCGAGCTATTCCGCCTGGAGCATCTGCGTTCGTGCAGAAGCATGAAGGACTGCGCCTGGAGAGCTATCAGGACAGCGGGGGCGTGTGGACCGAAAAGAACGTTGCGCGAACAATTGGTTAACGTATAATATCGGCCATGGAAAACGAACGCTGGCTGCCCGTCGTCGGGCATGAGCACTACGAGGTTAGTGACGCGGGCCGAGTCAGGTCAAAAGACCGCCCCGTCTATAACTACACAAAGGCTGGGCGGTTGTTAAAGCCATCCCCACGAAAGCGAGCCGGAAAGGTCGTCTGCTGTGTAGTCAACCTAGGGCGCGGCAACATGCGCCGCGTCCACCGCCTGGTTTTGGAGGCGTTTGTCGGGCCAGCGCCCGAAGGCGAGGAGGGGTGCCACAACGACGGCAACCCCGCGAACAACGCCCTAGGCAACCTGCGCTGGGACAGTCACCCGTCCAACATGGCGGACCAAGTGGCCCATGGGACCAAGGTCAACCCGCCGATCAGGCGTGGTGAGGATCATCACATGACCACGCTTACTGCCTTGGACGTGAAACACATCCGCGCCCAGGACATCCGGCACGGAGACAAAAGCAGGCTCGCCCGGCGCTACGGTGTGAGCAATGTGACTATCGGACGTGTCCTCAACAGGCGCGTTTGGGCGCACGTCTAGGGCGCCTAAGACCTTGGAGTCCAACCGGCCGCCTTCGGGCGGCCTTTTCTTTGGGTGCTACATGAGCAAGCCGACCCGTGGCGAGCGCAACAACAATCCCGGCAATATCGACCGTGGCAAGGACAAGTGGCAGGGCATGGCCGCCGATCAATCGGGCGACCCCCGGTTCATCGTGTTCACCTCGCCGCAGTTCGGCATCCGGGCGATTGCGCGGCTGCTGCTGAACTACCAGCGCAAGGGCGTCAACACCGTCCGCAAGATCATCGACCGATGGGCGCCGCCGGTCGAGAACAACACCGAAGCCTATATCCGGGCTGTCGCCGATGGGCTGGGCGTGAAGCCCGAAGCCGTCATCGACCTGGACGACGTGAACGTGATGTTCCCGCTGGTCAAGGCGATCATCCGCCACGAGAACGGGCGCTGCATCTATCCCGACGCGCTGATCCTTGAGGGGATCAGGATGGCCGGCGTCCACAACGCGCCCGCGAAACCCATCGCCAAGGATACCAGCATCCGGGCCTCCGCGCTCGGGTTCGCCGCCGTGGGGGCTTCGGCCGTGGCGGAGTGGTCGGAACCGGCGCAGACCGCCGCAACCGCTCTGGCCCCAGCATCGGCGGCCCCCTGGATTGGGAAGATCCAAACCATCCTGCTCACCATCGCCGGCCTCGCCATCCTCGCCGGGATCGTCTCGGCCTACCTGAAGCGCAAGGCGACCGGGGCGTGATCTTCCCCGCCAAGCCCTACCTGTACGCCGGAGGGCTCATAGCCTTCCTGGCGCTCGTCATCATGCTCCAAGCGGCATGGGGTGAGCGTGACCGAGCGCGGGCGGAGCGGGACGCGGCGCGGTCGCAAGCCATAGTCGCCACCACCCAAGGCGACCTGAACCAG